ACGATTCACGCTCACAAGCTCGGACGCGGAAAGTTGGCGCCGCATACCGGATTCCTATGGGGGATCTAGCCCGTTTTCGTGCTCAATCGTTGCCCGGACGCAACGGCGAATGTGTACCGGCAATGTGTACCGGGCGCCCTAATGGGTACCGCTTCCGCCGTTTTCCGGCGCTTCGATCCATGCCGCCAACCGCTCGGCGATGGCGGCGCGGCGGGCATCCGTCGCGGCGGTATAGCGCGCCGTAACGCGGCTATCGGTATGGCCCAAGACGAGCCCTACATCGTCCATAGATCCGCCGCTTTCCAGAATCGCGGTAGCCGCGAACCGGCGAAGATCATGGAAGGCGATCGGCTTTCGGTAGCCCGTCCGCTCGGCGGCTTCCTGTAGAAGATCGTTTAGGTAATGGGGATCGAGCCGCGTACCATGCCGCGTCGCGAACACAAGCCCGAGCGAGCCCGCCCAACGCTCGCCCGCCTTCCGCGCGTCGTCGTCGCGTTGCTCGATCGCCGCTTCCAGGGCGGCGGCGGCTTGGCGCGGTAGCCCGATCGTCCGCGTTTTGTCGCCCTTCGGCTTGCCGAGCGTCGCGAGATGGACGGGCGAACGATCCTTCGCCGCGGTATGGATCCATAGCATCGGGCGCCCTTCGTCGTCGCGCTTTCGCGACGCATCGGTTAGGGCGACGGCTTCGCTAACCCGAAGCCCGCAGTACGCCGCCACGACGAAGAGCTTGCCGAGCCGATGCCCGGCGAGCTCGCCCAGGATGGCGCGCATTTCTGCCCGGTTGGGCGGATCCGGCTCGGGCTTTCGGTACTTGGGCATCCCTTCGGCGTCGGCGACGGGCGAATACGGAAGGATCCGTTTCCGTACCGCCGAGCGGAAGCCCGACGAAACGAAGCGGCGGATCCCGTCGAGTGTTCCGGGCGAAAGGCGCGCGCCGGTTTGGGCGCCGCGGTAGCTTTTGGCGAGATACAGGAAGGCGGCGGAAACATCATCGGTCGAAATGTCGCCGAGCTCGCGAGTCCATAGAAGCGAATGGGTAGCGCGAAGGTACTTTAGGTATAGGTCGTATGTCGCGATCGTGTTGGGTAGAAGCCCAGGGCGGGCGGCGTAGGCGGTTAGGTAGCGCCCAACCCTCGTCGAGCTATCCATCGCGGTTCGCTCGGCGGGCGTACCCGCGAGCTTTTGGGCTTCCAGGGCGGCGCGCCCGGCGATCGCCGCTTCCAGGCTTGGCGCCCGGCGAACGATCTTCCGCCCGTTGATCCGGGCATGGTAGCGCCAACCTTCCGGCGTTAGGAAAACGCCCGTATGTTTCTTGGGCATGACGATTTCTAGGTTTCCTTCCATGTTCCGGGTACCGAATTTGTCCCGATTTCCGTCGGAAGGTAACAGAATTCGCCGCGCATTGCGTCGCCTATGGGCGGATAGCGGCGGATTCCGACGGTTTCCGTCGGGATCCGCTACCCTAGCCCGAAACTATCTCGTTTGCCGCAGTCGCCCGCGGCGGGTAGAAAGGGACGCATGCCCGCGCGACGAAAAGCGACCGACGGCGACCTAGGACCCGGCGAGCTCCTAACCTACAAGGCCGCCGCCGAGCTCCTAACCGTAAAGGTTACGACGGTAAAGGCGCTCGCCCAGGCCGACGAGATCGACCGTATCTACATCGGGACGGGTAACGGGCGCCCGCGCATCGTCCGAAAGTCGATCGTCGCCTATCTCGACCGGCAATTTGCCGCGGCGGCGACGCATGGCCCGCAAGCCTAGCGAGTACGGGCTAACCGAGGAATCCCGATCCTTGCGCGCGTCGCGGATCGGTACTTCCGAGCTCGGGGCGATCGCGGGTATCCATCCCTTCGTAAGCCCGTTCCAGGTTTGGGAGCGGATCGTTTTGGGCGCCGAGCGCCCGCAGCTAGAGCGAATGGCGATGGGCGCCGCCCTAGAAGGGCGCGTTGCCGAGATATGGGCGGAACGATCCGGCGAGCGGATCCGGCGTAACCGGCATACCCGAACCCGCGGGATCTTGGCGAGTACCGCGGATGCCTACATCATCGGCAAGCGCGCCTTGCTGGAAGTCAAGGTAACGGGCGCCGTCGGGATATGGGGATCCGGGCTCCCCGAATTCGTCCGCTTCCAGGCGATCGGGCAATCGATCGTGTACCGCGTCCCGCGCGTCGTCGTCGTCGCCCTTATCGCGGGCGTCCGCTTGGCGGAATTCGAAGTTATCCCGACGCGCGCCGAGCGCCGCGGGATACGCGAAATGGCCGAAGCCTTTTGGACGGCGCATATCGATACCGCCGAGATCCCGCTTCCGATGTTTCCGTCCGACCTTGCGCCATACCTTCGCCTACTCCAAGGCACGAAGCCCGAGGAACGGCGCCCGGCAACCGATCGCGAGCAAGAGCTAGGAACCGTGTTCCAGGTACGCCGCGCCGATTACTACGAAGCGAAGGCCGCTTACGACGGGACGCGCGGGCAGCTAATCGACGAGATCGCCAAGGATCCGCGGCGGCTCGTCGTCGGCGACGGATGGAGCTATGCCCAGGATCCCGAAACCGGGCGGATCGTTGTCCATACCCAGGGAAGGAAGGAAGCGAATGGCGAAGCCGCCTAGCGAGATCGAAGCCCGCCACGATTGGACCCTAGAAGTACCCGAGCCGATCGCCCAGGGCGTGTACCCGGCGACGGTTAGCGAGATCGTGCTTCGCGAAAACGAAGCCGATGGGCGCGAATGGCTCGCTTGGGATTTCGTGCTCGACGACGGGCGCCGGATCGGCGGCGGTACGAGCTACGCGATCGGCGTTAGGACGAAGGCATACGCTTGGATCTCGGCGCTCGTCGGGCGCGAGCGAATGGGCGGCGGCGTACAGATCGTCGAATCGGATCTAACCGGCGCCCGATGCCAAATCGTCGTCGAGCTCGACGCCGACGGCTTGCCCAAGGTCGGATCCGTTCTACCGCCCGTCGCCTTGTCGCTCGGCGAGATCCAAGCGGTTATCGACGATGCCCAAGCATAGGATCCGCCGCCGCCTACGCCGGGCATCCCATTTCGCCGGATGGTATGCGGCGCGGGCGTACTGCCGCGTATTCGGGCATACGATCGAAGCCCGCCCAACCGCGCGCGCCGGGCGGCAATGGCATTGCGGGCGATGCGGCGGGATCTACGAAGGATGGGAAGGCGGGCGCTACTGCCCGAGCTTCGCTTCGCCATCCCAGGCGAACCCGTTTCCCAAGGCTCGATGCGCGCCATGCGAACGAAGCGCGGCGGCGTCGTGATCTTCCATGCGGGCGCCGAAAAGCTTTCCGACTACCGCGAGCGCGTCGCCCTAGCTGTCGCGAAGATATGGGAAGGGCGCCCGCCGCTCGATGCCCGCGTCGTCGTCGGCGCCGACCTTTTCCTAGTGCGTCCGCTCGATCATTTCCAGGGCAGGAACCCGAACCGCCCGCTTCGCCCTTCCGCCGAAAGCTTGGCGCCCAGGCGCCCGGATCTCGATAAGGCCGGGCGCGCCTTGCTCGATGCCCTAGTAACCGCCCGCTTGCTTTCGGACGATTCCCAGGTCGTCGAGCTCCACCTAACGAAGCGGTACGGCGCCGCGCCGCATACCGGCGTGTACCTTCGATGGCCCGCCTAATGCCCAAGCGAAAAGGGCGTCGCGAACAGAAGGCGAAGCGGTTGGAGAAACGGCGCCGGGATCGGAAGTATTTCGGCAAGCGGAATCAACCCGAAGAGCGAAGGCGCCGGGATGCCCAATTCGGCGAGTAGCGCGCACCCGCATATTTGGCTTCCGTTCTACCTAGATCCGGGCGTAGATCCCGACGAAGCCGAAACGGATTTCCAGGTATGCGCCATATGCGGGCAGCTAACCCGCCTTTCGCCGATCCATTGGGCTTGCCCGGATTGTGGAAGCCCTTGTCGATGCGAGCATCCCGCCGCAACGCATCGGCGTTGCGGGCATATCGAGATATAGCGGAAGGCGACGCAATGCGCCAAAATGGGCGAATGGAAGAGGGGATGCCGAGCTTGCGAACCGCGCTTCGACGAGCGAAACGCGCGGGCGCCATCGTGACGAATGTTCGGCGAACGGGCGAGCTTCGCGTAACCGCGCCCTTGCTCGATCGGCGGCTAACGCTCAACGCCCGACGGCACGATGCGACGCGCGAGCTCGTCGCCCTAATCGCCGATCTAGAAGCAATCCCGAAAGCCGCTAGGACGCCGCCGCCGATGCCCGACGAAATCGCTCCACAAGCCCAGGAAACGCCCAGGGCGCCCGCCCAGGCGAACGGCAGTATTCCGGCCCAGGTACGCCGCTATCTACGCTCCAAGCCCGCTTCGTCGGATGGATGGATCTACATAGACGGCGCCAAGGAAATCGTTGCCGCGCTCGGCGTTACCGACGATAAGGCGAAAACGAATTCGGTTAGTACCGCGATCTATTGGATGGAAAAGGGATCGCATGCCGAGCTCCAACGGGACGGGCGATGGATCCGCGCCATCCGCTTCCTATCGACGAAGCCCGTACCGATAACCGCCCAGGGCGAGCCCGTCCATAGCAACGAAAAGGAACCCGAGCCCGAGCCTAGGCGGGTAGTCCTAACCGGCGTTGCCCTAGTACCCGATACGCCGCATTTGGCGGGCTATGCCGAAGCCCGCAAGCTAGCCCAGGGAAACCCGATGCTTCGGGTAGAGCTATCCGAACACGAAACCGAACAGCTATTAGGCGAAGCCGTGCGCCTTTACCATTGGCTTCGTGCGTCGCAAGGCAAGCGATAAAGGGATATGGGCGCGCAATAGGGCGATCGTTATAAAGGCGAATCCCATATGCGAGCTATGCGGCATACGCCCTAGTAAGGAAGTCGATCATATCCACCCTAGGATCCTAGGCGGGACGCACGATGTAGCTAACCTACGGGCGTTATGTATCGCTTGCCATCGTCGGGTAACAAACGCCCTAGTAGATCTACGAGCTCGCGGACCCAAGGCGAATATCGTTCGCGACTGGTAGCATTTCGCATCCGGCCATTCCGTCGAGATAACATCAAAAACGCAATGGCCGGTTTTCTTATGGGCGCCCTATCCGAGCCCGCCCAAACCCGCGAAATTTAGCGATAGTGTGTCCACTCGGATCGATCCCAAGCCGCCGAGCTCCAAGCGCGACCGATACGGGCGGATCGCGCCGGATCCGGGCGGGATCTCGGGCGCTAGGATTGATAAGCGGCGGGCAGGGATCGCCCGCCGCGTTTATCACAACGAAGCCGACCTAGAAGCCCTTCCGACCCTAGATCGCCCGGCGCCGTATCGGACCCTTCGCCGCCACAAGGCGCCGCCGCCGCTCTACGCGACGCCCTACCCGAAGCGCGCGACGGGTACCTATGGCGACGCGGCGATCCATTGGCTAGAGCGCCATTTGCCCGGATGGCGCGCCCAGGCTTGGCAGCTAGACGCCCTACGGCTCGTCTTGGCGCACGATCGGCGCGGGCGGATCCTAGCCCGGACGGCGCTCGTAATGGTACCCAGGCAAAACGGGAAAACGACGCTCGCCCAAGCCCTTATCGGATGGTGGCTAGACGAAGGCCCAGGCGGAACGGTTATCGGCGCCGCGACCGAACGGAAGCAAGCCCGGCTCGTTTACGACGCGGTTTACCGCGTGTTCGCCGCCGATCCCGACCTACGAGCTCGCGCCCGGATTACGGCGCACGATGGGATCTACCTAGGCTCGGGCGTGTACCGAACCGTTTCCCGCGAAGCGGGATCCGCCCGCGGGCATAGTGCCGGGCTTGTCTACTTCGACGAGCTCCTAACCCAACGCGATCCCGAAGTATGGGATGCGTTGCGATACGCCCAGGCGGCGGCAATCGAGCCCTTGCTATTCGCGACGAGTACCGCGGGCTTCGCCGAATCCGTCGTGCTCAACGAGCTAGAAGATCGCGGAATGCGAATCGCGACCGGGCAGGAAAAGCCCGATCCCGCCTTCGTGTTCGCCTTTTGGGGCGTCCCGCCCGATCGCGCGATCGATGCCGACGCGATCGCCGCCGCCAATCCCGCCGTATCGGCGAAGCTCTTGGATCTCGGGACGATCGCCGCCGAGCGAGCAACGAGCGCGCCCGGCGCCTTCCGCCGCGAACGGCTCAATCAACGGACGCGGGTACTAGAAACCGTATTGCCGCCCGGCGCTTGGGAAGCCTGTATCGCGCCCAGGCCGGCCCAGGTCGGCGAGCGATGGGCGCTTGCCGTAGACGCCGCGCCACATTGGCAACGCGCGACGCTCGCCGCCGCTTGGGAAATGCCCGATTCCGAGCGCGTCGCCCTAGAGCTCGTAAAGGATCTTCGCGGATCCGACGCCGATCCGATCCGCGGCGAACAGCTACGCGCCGCCGTTCTGGAAGTCGCCAAGCGCCGCAAGCCCGCCGCGATCCTGTACGAAAAGGCGGCTTCGGTTGCGCCGGTTATGGAGCGGTTGGAGATCGAGCATCCCGAGCTTCCAATCCAAGGGCTAACCGCCGCCCAGGTATTCGAAGCTTCCAGCGTTATCTACTCCGCGATTACAACGCGGACGCTCGCCCATATCGCCGATCCGCTATTAGCGGCGCAATGGACGGTTGCGGCGCGCGCCGATCGGGATGGCGCCTTCCGTTGGACCCGACGCAAGAGCGCCGGATTTATCGATGCCATCATGGCAAGCACGATCGCGGTTTGGGGATCGCGCCAGGGCGTCGCGCCCGAAGCGCCCGTACAAGTTTTCTTGTAGCGGTAACATCGGGCGCATGGCCGGATGGCAAACGCGGTTGGCGCGCCTTTTGTTACGGGATGCCCTACCGCCGACGCCGCAAATAAACCTTATCGGCTTCGGCTCGTCGGGCGGCGTTTCGCCGTGGGGGATTACCGAATCTAACGCGCTCGGGCTATCGGCTATTTGGCGATCGGTAACGATCATTGCGGGCGCGATCGCTTCGCTTCCGTGGGGCGAATGGCGCGGGACGCTAGAGCTTCCGCCGTCGCGGCTCGTCGCCCGTCCGAGCGAGCTCTACACCCGCCGCGAATGGGCTTGGCGCGTCGCCGCGACGATGGCTTTACATAATGTCGCCTACGGAATAAAGATCGGCGCCGATTCCGAGGGCGTCCCGCTTTCGGTATTGCCCGTCCCGCCGCATTCGATCATCCCGCAACCGCGCCGCGACGATCTTTGGGGGATCCTGCCGCCCGAGCGGTACGCGATCGGGAATCGCGAGTACGAAGCCGAAGAGCTCGTCGTAATGCGGCGCGCCGTCCTACCCGCCGTTACCGACGATCTATCCGGGCTTTTATCGCTCGCCCGTACAAGCTTCGCCGCCGCCCTATCCGCCGAAAACTACGCTTCGCGCTATTGGCAAACGGGCGGTTCGCCCGTAACCCAAATCTCAACCGAGCAAGAGCTAGAAGGAACCCAGGCCGACGAGATCGCCGGGCGATGGCGCGATCGGCGCGCCCAGGGACCCGACTACCCTGCCGTTTTCGGAAAGGGCGCCAAGGCCGAACCGTTCGGCGCCGATCCAACCCAAGCCGCCGCCGTCGAAGCTCGCCGCGAACAGGTAGCCGATGTAGGGCGGTACTTCGGGATCCCGACTAGTTGGCTCAACGCGCCCGCGGGCGATCCTATGACCTATCGCACGACCGAAGCCGAAGGGCTCGCATTTTTGAGGCTAACCCTTGTCGATTACATCGGCGCAATGGAAGATGGAATTACCGATCTACTCCCAGGCGGGCGCACGATGCGAATGGATCCGACCCGCCTTACCCGCGGCGAACAGCTAACCCGCTATCAAGCTTGGGAATCCGCCTTGCGCGCGGGATGGATTGCGCCCGAGGAAGTGCGCGAGATCGAAGGGCTTCCGCCGCGCGAGCTTCCGGCGATACAATCGGAACCGCGACCGTCCGAAATCGTAGGGATCGAATAAATGTCCGAACCGCGATGGACTATCGCGCCAACGGTTGTACGCGCCGCCGACGGCGGATCCGGGCGCACGATCGAAGGCATTGCCGTTCCATACGGGCAGGAATGGGATAGCGGAACCGGCTACCGCGAAACCTTCGCGCCGGGCGCCTTCCGCGACGATGTAGCCCGTTGGAACGGGCGCCAAGATGGCGCCAAGATCCCATTTCTTCGGACGCACGAAGGCGGCGGGCGGCGCGTGTTTATCGGACCCGTTACCTATTTGGAAGATGCGCCCGACGGCGTACATTTCCGCGCCGAGCTTTTGGAAACGCCCGACGCCGACGAATACCTAAACGAAGTACGAGCGGGCGCCAACGGCGTTTCGGTCGAATTTGCGCCAATTGGAAAATCTTCCCAGGCAAAAGGAATTACGATCCATCGGCGCGCGCGCATCGGGGCGATGGCCGGAGCTCTTACGCCCGCCTACGATGGATCGCGTGTAATGGCTCGCGACGAAATGGAAGGGAATGGAATGGACGCAACCGCCGTTTTGGAAACGCCCGAGCCGACGCCGGATCCCGAGCCGACGCCCGAGCCGACGCCGCCCGAGCCTTCCCAGGGCGAACGGAAGCGCGCCGAAATGGAAACCCTTCGCGATACCGGATCGCCCGCGCGGATTACGCGATCCGAATTTATCTACCGCCCGGAAACCGGGCATCGCTTCCTAAACGATGTTGTTCTAGCCGCGCGCGGCGATATCGCCGCCGCCGAGCGGCAGGATCGCCACTATCGGCAGCTAGACGAAATCGCGGTACTTATGACCCGCGCCCAGGATGTTCTATCTTCCGAAATTAGCGGCGCGTACCCGACGGAATTTTTGCCGGGCTTGCTACTCGGGCGCGATATCAAAGGGCGCCCGATGGGCGGTTTCTTTAGCCGCGTCCCGATTACCGATGCCCGCCCGCGGACCTTCCCGAAGGTTACGACGAGTACGAGCGTCGCCGTCCAGTCGGCGGAAGCTGTAAACCCGGCGCTTTCCGATTTCGCGACAACGCCCGAAACCGCGCAGCCGCTTTTGTACGGCGGCGGGACGAAGGTTTCGCGACAGGTTTTGGATGGGGCGGATCCTGCCGCGGAAGCGATGATTATGTCCGACCTTATGGAAGCCTACGCGCAGACTTCTGAAACGGTAATTGCCGTCGCGACCGAAGCCGCCGCGACGGCAGGAACCGCGGCAATTACGCTCGCGACGCCGCACGATGGGCTTGTCGAAGCGATTACCGAATTCTTCGGCGCTCGCTTCCTGCCCGCCCAAGCGGTTTTCGCGCCCGCCGCGGTATACGCGAATCTCGCGAAGCAAAAGGATGGATCGGGGCGTCCGCTTGTCCCGTATCTCGGCCCGACGAATGCCGATGGGCAGCTAGAAGCGGGCAGCGCGGGCGCTTCCGTCGTCGGCGTCCCGGTTGCGCTTTCGTGGGCATCCGCGGCGGGCGTCGTGACGATCGCCCGAAGTACCGATATGGTGATTTACGAAAGCGCCGTCGCCCGGTTTAGCTACGAACAGGTCGATGGACCCGCCGCGATCCGGCTCGGCATTTGGGCATATCTCGCCGCCGCCGATCGCAAGGCAGCGCGGAAGCATACGGCGGCATAGCCGCCAGGAAGGGCGAACCGATGGCCGGACGATCGAAGGAAACCGAATCGGAAGAGGGAACCGCGGATATCGCCCAGGGCGCGACTACCGCCGAGCTTTCCGACGCCGAAAAGGAACAGCGCGAGATTGCCGAGGAAGCCGCCAAGCGGCTAGCCGAGATCGATAAGGGCTAGGCGGGCTCGA